AGGGTATAGTAAAGCTGCACGGGGTCTTTCCGTCCCGTCGTGGGTAGCCAGCATTTTCACTGGCACTACAATTTCACTGAGTCCGTCGTTGAGAGAGCGCTCAAGTCGTTACGCCATTCATGCAGGTCGGACTGCCGCGTCTGCACCTAAATAGGTTCAGAATCCTGAACCACTCGTCCGGAAGCAGCATTCGAACGACTTCGAAAGCGATAGTATCACTAGCGCTCGAGAAATCGATCGTGGCCAACTCCATCTTTAACGCGTCTTTACTAAGACGTTGGTTACGAGTTTGATCATTTAGGTTACAGCCACACCGAAGCAGTCTCCTACGGATCATTGTGCCAAGGCCTTTCTGGAACCATAAGTTCCATCCGGGTTCTATCGCAATGACGCGGTCGGTTTTGCTGTTCTTCGGAACGGTAATCACGACGTTACCTACCTCGACAGAGGCATCGGCTTTCGCCAATATCTCTTTATGCCAAGATGGGTATGCCACATGAAGGAGTGGCCAAACAACGTCGTAGACTTCGTGCGTCATACCAGTCTCTGACTGGTACTTGTTAGGTTTCACGGAGCTCGGGCCTTTCAACAAGGTCGATACTCCGGGTCCCCAGTCGCTGCTGTCGAGCAATTCCTCCAGACGGAAAGAACCTAGCATCCGCTCAATTTGTCTCCGAACTCTCGGTATGAGAGGATGGAGTGCCTCCGGCGGAGAACATCCGCTGGGTGCAAAAGGGAGCACGGTTCGATTCGTCGCCCTACATCGCTCCTCAGATTTGAGGAACTTATCGATCGCAACCTCCTCACGATTAAAGCTTGTCGTGAGGAAATCCGATTTCGATAGTAGGCTAGTTGCCGCATAGTCGTCCCGGAAAGAATTACTGTCGTCGTAGTTGAGGGGATCACAGACCAGGGTTGTAAGCTGGTCATGCTCCCCGCTACGATAAAGTAACCAGACCGATAAGGCTCGCGGCGTGTTAAGACTAGAAAGGAATTGCAAGATTGCAGCATCCGTAAAGTCACGGAAGACGCGTGCGGTAGAACGATTGTTGCTACCCATGTTCGATTCTCCGGGAAGGAAGGTTTCTTACTTCTTACGGTCAAGCAGCAGAACATGCAACATAACGAGGACGAAAAGAATAAATCCTCCGTCGATAATCACGGTTTCCCATGGTATCGATGTCGCTTGTTCTAGGACGGTTGATTCCATGTCGGATATCTCCCAGTCCACACTGCTAGTACATGACGTCGCCGTCCTTCAGAGCTGCCCGAAACTCGGTAGCTCCAAAGACCGTCAACGCAATGTCCAGCAGCTTCTGCTTTTCCGCCGACGTCGCATTCTCGGGAAAGGTGAAATCCATCGTGACGATGTTATCGCCAACTTTGGAAATCAATCCAGTCCCCGAGTCTGTGGCCGTCTTCGGAGAGAACACGCGCAGAGATGCCTTCGTGGTCTTACGGGTGGTCGTCGGGTCGCGGTAGGAGAAATCAACCTTGACATCGTCAAGGGTGGTAGCTCCAGGTGCGATCCAACTAAGGACGTTTTTACTGTCCTTACCACGGGGAAGCACGGAGAGGGCTGTGCCGGTGAGTGTTATCACCGTCAAAGCGGTCTTCGCAGCAATTGCGGCTTGTGAGGCCATTTGTACAACTCCTGGGTGAAATTACCTGAGAGAAAAGGCCTGTGTTAACAAGGCCAGTGCATTGGCAGCGTGAGCTGCTGACAGCGGATTTTTCGGTTGCGGAAGCGTAACCGAAGGGAATCCACTTAACACCGTCCGGCGATATTCAAACCACCGACCATGAGCACGAAGTCCTTTGTACTCATAGCGGAAGCCTGCTTTCACATAGTCAGCGTCCAGGAAATACTCTAGATGACTCCAGAGTAGGAACCCAGTGCTGCCGCTGCGAAAGCTACAGCCGAGCGTTGCATCCAAGTTTTCCAGGGCCCTCCCGATCGGGAGAAACCAGTCCGCTACGAAAGAGAACGGGACCACTTCCCACGCGATACTAAGTGGGTTAGTTAGTCCAATACTCCCTAGATATGCGGATGCTTGGGTATCTACAACATAATGGATCGTCCCACGATAGTAGAAGATGAACTGTCTATCTACTTTCGCCTTGGCGTCAGGTTGTTGGGGAATTTGTGTATCCCTTCCGACTTGACGGATCTTAGCTCTCGCCGTGTTAAGTGGCGGGCGCTCGGTCACATCCTCATAGGCCTTCTCTACTTCTAGAGAGGCTTCATAGAGGTCCGAGTAAAGGGGCAACCAACCATATTGTAGCTCGAGCCAATTATTAGCTGCCGATTTACGCCTGGAGAGGCGTTTCGACGGAGCGCAGCCAAGGGTTCTACAAGCATTCCTGTATTGCCCTTTTCTGACCTGCCTATAGGCCTTCACGAGCTTCTTCGCCGTCCCGGTAAACATATTGAACATTTGGTCCCTCTCGGCAATGAAATTGCCGAGGTTGACTTTCATGCCCTTTATCTTCGATAGGAGGCGAGTGCTCATTTGTGCCGATATGCGTTGATACTCACTAATTGTTGGCTCTAGATAGGTCGTAGTGTTCCACATGTGGTTAAGCGGCCCGATGTACTCACTGAAATTTCCAGTGGAAAGCTGTGTGTACTTCAGGTGCACCCCATCGGCTGTCGGACAAGTCTGACGTTCAGTTTCTCGAACATAAGGCTGTTCCGGCAACCACTCGCCCTTTCGTTTCTTCTCCGCGAAACCAGGAGTAAAGAACATATCCCGGTAAAGCGTAGTACGTGAGGAGATATAGGTTCCATCAGCAAAAGGCCCACTACGGGTCCCGTTGATGGTATCCCACCTCCACCGCACACGATTGATTGGACGATTCACGTTTACAATTTGACCCATCTGCGCACCTACCCTTTCGGTTTCTTCAAGGTAGGTGATCGCCCACGACGTTCTATCGTCGGCAACAAACTGCCCGGTTCTGGGTTCTCGAGAGGAAGTCGACCTTGCCGTTCCCATTGTTCAAGCAGAAGCAGCGGATCTACGAAGTCGAACACCGGCCAAGTAACACTTGGGTCCGGCTGGTCCGGCCCGTAGAACAGCTGCAACTGCAAAGGGACTAGCAAAGTAACCTCCTCTTGTTTGAGAACACAGATACAATTCCCGCCACGTAGCTGCCTCCGCTGCTGAATCTCACAGCAAGGGTTTAACCTCGATTAAATGAGGAAGGACTCTACGTGACGGTGAGTTTGCCCCACTGGGTACGAACCTGGCCGCGCATTTCCGTCCATTTACCTGCAATTTTGTCCCAAACCGGAGCGTTC